GCAGAAGATGCCAGACTTGTAATACTTGCACCAATAATATTATATTCTGCTTTTGATGAGAAGTTAGTAGTAACACTGGATGACCAACCGATTGCAGGAGCACTACCAGCAATACTAGCACCCTGTAGATTGATTCTACCTTTTTGTGCCTTCAGGTCAATACCTTCTGCAGCATGAATAGATGCTTTGTTTGCACCAATGTGCCAACTACCTTTATATTCACGTGAGAAGTCTGATGCATCAGTATGAGTAGCTTCTCTTGCTCTACCGTTACCTTTTACATTACCATTCTTATCAACTTCAGGACCCGAGGAGGTAAACTGTTGTGTTACACCATCAGTAGAGATTTTTTGGTCTCCATGAACCTTAAGGATTAGGTCACCATCAACTTCAATAACATAGTTGCCTTTAACATGTTCACACTTGTCACCCTCAATGATTCTAGTTTCAGTCTTTGTCTTATGCTCGTGTGTATTACCCTTTTCATCGGTAACGTGTGAGTTGCCAGCATGATCAACTTTTCTTTTGAATCTCTTTCCAGGTTCAGCAGAAGACTGTTCATAAGAACCATCAATAAAGTTCTCAACCAACGTTGTTGCAGCATTTAGTAGGTCTAGGTTCCATGGAGAGTTTGGTCTTGTATATGGATTATTGTCAGCCCTCTCATAACCTCTCAACACCTCGGTACTACATTCAGAGGTGCCATACAACGGCATCCAGTTCTTTACCCTATCGTCTGCTTTATCTCTTCGACACGGATCTGGGAACAGCAGTTCTAATAGAATATCTAGAACAAAGTTCAGGATATTTGTAATTAGATCTTTACCTTGCTGAGTTGACCAGAAGTCGGCAGTTTTACCAACTGCCTTTGCTGCTTCTGAGGCATTCTTTGCTGTCTGTATAGCATTTGCAATGCTACCAGCAATCTGAATTGCCGAACCCATACTATTCTGAATACTGCTAGTAATATTCTCAACCGTCAACAAAGCACCAGATATATAGTCCGTTATAGTTGAAGACACTAAGTCTATAATTCCATCAGCAAAACCCTGTACTAAGTTTGCCGCATTGTTGATTGCCTGTTCAAAATTATTGCCAATCTCAAAGTCACACATGAATCTATTGACAACACGAATAGCAGTGTCAATCAGAAGTTGATAAACAAAAGGCAATGCTGCAAATTCAGCCATAATCTGAGTTACAGCATCACCAATCAAGTTAGCAATACCTGCTTTCAACTCAGCAAACAATCCATTGAAAGCATATGAGATGAATCTCTTAATTTTGGTGATGATTAAATCAATATTAACGAGTGAACCAGTGATTGCCGAAAAGAACTCACCGTTATATCCCTTAGAAACCTCTCCAATCGTGACACCAAGGTCACAAAGCATATATCTCAGTGTATCGACATATTCCTGAAAATCACCCTTTTTACCGTTACTAACAGGTCTAGGACATGGATTAGGAACACCAGAAGGGTTTGCTGCGGATGCAGGTAGTTTTGTAGCACCAGCACCAGCAGGTCCTGTGTTTTGAGGTCCAGTTCCGTCATCACTACGACCAGGATTGGTGTTTAGTGATCCATTAGAAGCACTATCGTTACTATTGACCCTAGAACCTGTTTTAGTCTGACTTCTAGTTAATTCTTGACCTAGAGCACGGTTATGATTGATTTCAGCAGTTTTGACATTTGTAAAACCACCACCATTGCCCTTAATATCAGCAATCCATTCACCTGCTTTTAATTTCTCAGCATCATCAGTTCCTGTATTGATGAAAGAACGCAAAATACCCATAATACAGGGTTGTTGTGCTTCTTCACCATCCAGGAAGAAACCCATTACAATGGCACCGACACCAAGTCTATTATTTGACTTACCAATGTTTTTGATGCCCACCTCAGTAGTGGGTTGCATCACATGTGCCCATGGAAGCATATTTGTAGGGATATTCTCTTTATAGTTCTCCCCTGTGTACCAACCAGCAATACGAACTTTGACCCTACCTAGTCCTGCAGGATCCCCATCATTTTTCTCAACTTGTCCTACCCACCAAGTAAAACCGTCCTTACCAATAAATGACTGGGTTGTCATATTTCATATTCTTTAGCTACTCTGTATTTATAGCTTTTTTTCTGAACCCTCTACAAGGATTATTGTACTGACTTTCCGAACCTTTGTCAAGTCTTTGAAAACCCTATAGACAAAAAAATCCCCCGAGTTTTTTTCGGGGGATTCTGTAAATCGAAGGTCGATTTTGGTTTTAGTCATCATAGACCAAACATTCAGGAGCACTTGGGTTGTTATCGCAATATAGTTCCAGAGATGTGGGATCGTGATGATCTTCTGGGTGATTGGCATGATATGTTTCCAACTGATTCAACTCATCCTCTAGATGATGTGCCTTAGGAAAATTCCCGTTCTGATATGCCAGTTCAATCTCTACCTTATCATTTTCAATGTGACTTTCAATTGTTTTTTCTTGTGCAGTTTCTTCTAGACTCATTAGATCCTCTCTTCTTAATATAAGACTGATAATACTTTTTGATGATTCGTAAATTGATTTGGTGTTTAGATCTGAAATTGAACGATTTAACTTCTCACGCAAGAAGAAGATTTTGTCATCGATGTCGTCAATTAACTCGACTAAATGCTCCCTTATCATAGCCCATACCTCTACTGATAAGAATCCCTTGCAATATATATGTCGGTCTCCATTTTGCCACCTGCAGCGTATCGATGTGTAACACCACTGACCAAATAATTGCCAGAGTTTTTCTTATCAAGAACTGTGTTTTCCCCGTCCCATCTAGGCACATTGATAGTAATAACATTACCAGCAACGACACCAAAATTTCCAGGAACAGTAATTCTACCACTAATATGATCTAGTGATAAGAATCTGGACAAAGTATATGGTTTGGCATCAGCAGAAGTTTCATAGTTTCCCCCACTAATATTTTGTGCGGTTCTAATCGTCTTACCTGTTTGCCCACCAATGGGTCCAGTATTATTAGTTGTGCTTTCTTCTCTTGTGATAGTATCCCCAAAAAGATGAGGTGATACACATGAATAGAAAACTCTCGATACTCCACCGATCTGTTTTTCGACCTTCTGGAACTCTGAGAAGGGATTCGTACTTCCCAGATGACTCATTCTACCGTATGCTTCATTGATTGACCATCGTTTCGCTATGTTATTTTCAGATTTCAAATTCACGAAATCAACACCGTAGAAGATACCACCGTAGGCACCCTTATTAAGATTCTCTTGTACATTTAGACCACTATCAATCACATAGTTTCTAATTGCTAGTTGATCCTCTGGACCTGTGTTCTGAGCAACGTTCTTTGGTCTTAATGTAAACTCATACTTAGACTTTCCTTCACAGAGTTTATCCATAGACACAAAATGAAATCCATCTAGTGCCTCATAGAATAGATATCCTGCTTGCCCTGGTTTGCTGCCACGAACTGCTTTTGCTGCTAGTTGAGCAATAAAATCAAAGGGTCTGTAATTGGGACATATGAAAGATCCTGAGTGTTCTGTTGCTTCAATCTCAACTTTCTTTTGTGTGCCCAATCGTTTCTTCAGAACATCACTGACAATTCCAGAGATCTTGGTATTCTTGTACGCAAATAAGAGTCTCTGATTGTCATTCAAATAACTCTCTCTAGAATTGAAGACTATATTATACTTCTTGACTTTCTCACCATCAACCAGATCACGAACCTCATTAAGATAAGTCTGCCATGTCATGCGACCACCAAATGATTCCATGTCAATATCTAGAACCTCCTGACCTACCAATTGTGTATAGAGACCTACGTTATCTTGAATGGTTAAAATAACTCTTACACTGGGACAGTCAATGCTTTGTAGAATTGTGACTCCCTGAACATATGAAGTAATATCAGGAAATCTAGTTCCGTCTGCCTTTCTTAAAACAATACTATTAACTACAGCATCACCGACATTATTGATTCCTGCTGAGGATCTTTCCCTTGCCATTACTTAACACCTCCACCAAGAATTTTACCTGCAATAGAACCAAGACTACCAGCAACGGTAGATGTGAGACTGGATCCAGAAGTAGACTTCTGGAATCCAGGACTAGGTGTTCCACCACCCTGTTGTGCAGACTGAGATGCGTTGATAATTGCTTGCTGAATCATAGGTAGTATCTGTGCCATAGCCTGATCATTTAGAGCAGGTGGCAACTCTGCCATCTTGCCCTTTTCTACAAGGACACCAGCAATCACATCACTGGTAACCTTTACTAATTTATCTGTCAACATGGTGGTTGCACCTTCCAAGTTCTGAATCTTGGCAGAATTCTGTTGAACCTGTTGTGTCTTGAGCAGTGCAGAGACCATCTTCACTGCGTTGACGTTCAGAACTGTAGAACCACCAGGAACCAGAGCATTCTTTGCGTCAGGACCACCCATGGTGCCAGCAATCTTACCGACTGCAAAGTCTAAAGCACCCATACCAGCCTTCTTCAGGAAGTTTGATGCTCCAAGACCCTTACCTGCGACGTTCAGTGAGTCTAGTGTGCCACCAAACATCGATGTGAATCCAGGACCGAAGATCATCTCACCACCTTGAGCAAGGATGTTGCCCATGTTGAAGTTGCCACTCATCAGTCCACTAAATGCATTATCAAATAACCCACCTGCGGACTGCATGAATCCACCGACAGATCCACCGATCATATTACCGATACCACCAAATCCACCGATACCACCAAGTGCACCAGAGATAGCACCACCGATTCCACCACCCCCCATCATGCCACTGATACCACCGATAGCAGCAGATGCTAGAGGTCCAATACCAGGAATAAATGATGCTGCAACTGGAGCAATAGCGCTTATTGCCTTACCGATACCACCACTAAATGCATCACCAATACCCTTTACAATACCACCAAGGAACATACGTTGTCCCTTGATTTGTGCTAATGCTTTGATTGTAGAATCCCAGGTTTTATGTGATTTGTTACCACTAGCATATTGGTCATTATATGTACTGTCTTTTGTTCCACCCAGTCTACCTGCTGCAGTTGGACCTTGAGGCAAACCTCTCCAGGTTGGTGCTAGTTTAGCAGCAAACTCTTCGTTGGATATCTCTCCCTTGATCCAACGTTGCATACTATGACCACTATTGAGCATATCAATGGTCATTTTATCCTGAACAGCAGGAGTAAACTTAGTGTTCTCGTCAAATCCTGATGTCTTTGCTCTACTCAAGATGTATCTTGGCATGTGCTGGTATCTACCAATAGCACCCTGAGCATTCTTAGCTAACCAACCAATTGTTTTTTCAGTTGCCTTTGCGTTTGTTTTTCCTCTACTGGTATTGAATACATCATAGTTTCCATTTGATTCTACAGATGCAATCAAATCAAGAACACTCTTAGGGTCACCTCCAGGAGGACTCGTCCCTGTTGGTGTGGTCCCAGCTGGGTCTGTCCCTGTTGGTGTGGTCCCAGCTGGGTCTGTCGTTGTTGGTATTGTTGCAGCAGCTGCTGGACTTCCTCCAGGTAGAATACTCTTGAACCAATTCTTGATAGCATCGGTCATTGCTTCACCAAAGTCCTTTGCTGCCTGTTGATCTGATCCAGACAGACCCATAGCCTTATCCAGAATACCAGGATCAACACCAAAGATCTGTAGGATAGGACCCATCAATGTTTTTGCAATAGGTCCAAGCATATTGCCGATACCAAAAGGTATCTTACCTAACAAAGAACCTAGACCGATTAAGATTCCAGCACCTGCCATCTTGAGTGGCATAGGAACGAGAGTTGCCATTCCCTGTGCCATCTTCTTACTGTTACCTAAGATAGCAGCAAGAGGATCATTACCAGAGTCAGTATATCTGTTCTTGATAGGAACAACTGCTTCAGTTCCATGTGCTTCGATGGCACCACCACCAACATTGGCACGGTATCCAGAAGTCCTACCTCTAATAATACGAGCACCACCCTGAGCAGATGGTCTTCCTGTTTGTCTTCTAAAAGGTACAATACCACCAGTTTCAAATGACCCCAGGACACTCATGGGATCACCAGCAGCACCACCCATCTCAAGGGTGTCGTTAAGTTGTGTCTTACCTTGTGCTGCCCCTGCAGGATCTGCTGATGGTGTGGATGCTTGCATTAGACCACCAACAGCAGCAGTGGTGACAATGGCACCTAAAGCACCTTTGACGAGACCTCCTCCCTTCATTCTGCCAACACCAGCCTTAGTTGCCATGACAACTGCTTTACCAGCCTTAGCAGCAAGACCTAATGCCTTTGGTATCAGTCTGAATGCAGAGAAGATTCTCTTGACATCTTTAATAAGTTTGAAAGGATTCTTCAGATATCTGTTCACCATGAACAGAGAGAATATCCCTACAGCAAACTGTAAGAATCCTTTAAGTCTATCTAATAGAGATGAATCACTAGCAAATATGTTAGTGAAACCTTCTAATGCATTGACAACTCCAAACTCTACAAACTTGAAGATAATCTTACCAAGTTTTATTAAAACTTTTACTAGATCTACTGCAAGTTTTGCATTCTCTGGATTAGATAACCACTTCAATGCACCATAAAGAACTAGAGTCTTCAGGAACTTGCCAATAGCAGCAAAAAATCCACCCCCACTTTCGGGTGTTGTATCTTCTGTACCTGATGCTGCAGCACTAGCAGGTTTTGCTTCTAATGCATTTTCTCTAGCACCTAGTCTAGCACGAGATGCTCTGATTCTTGCTTCTCTTGCTGATATTCTCTGATCTTTCGCAGCATTGATCTTTCTCTTTCTATCCTCTGCTGCTAAACCTGCAATAGATTTATTGACCAGTCTAGCATTAGTGATCGATGCTTTGGTACTCTTATCAAGAGATAGTTTAATACTCTTCAGGATCCTGGTCTGTTCATTCAACTGACCACCAATTCTATTGAGAGCAAGGACTTGCATTCTTGGAGTCCCGTCACCTTTCGTCTTATAATTTTTTCCAGCAATCTTTGCTGTCCCTCCAGTGGGTCTGACCCCACGAGGATTTACAAATTTATAGAAAGACGTTGCTGCCATTTATATTATCGACCGAAAGTTGATAGTGGTGATGGGGGTGCAGATCCACCACCTGCACCAGATTCTGCGGACATTGGTGTTGGGATTGGCATAATAATTCTCTGGACAGCACCGATCTCAACAGGAGCTCTAGTGATACCAGGATGCAAGATACTCTCTCTATTTATCCCCGATGACTGACCCATCACTCTTGCACCACGAGTCTCAGCAACTTTTACAAGACCACCAAGATTCTTACGTTCATAATCTTCAGGTTTATATTTCTTGCCCTGTGCCTCTGATGCTTTAATTCTTGTAGCAATAATATTCTCAGATGGAACCTCACCTGCGACACCACCAGTAGTAAATCGACCAAAGTTTACAATACCACCATGGTTCATTCTCTGCCTAATCATTTCACGAATCTTCTCTGGACCCGACCACATCTTGTCACCTTGCTTTAGTTTTGCGAGGTCCCACTTTCCACCCTGATTAGGCAGTTCTCCGTGAGTAGGTACAGTTTCTTTGGTGATGTCTGCTGCAGTCCACCCCCAATTCTTTGCAAGATTTGCAACTGCCTGAGCAAGACTTTTTACCTGAATGTCTTTGACTGGATATCTACCGAAATTGTTTTCCGATGCCCCTGCCATTGCTGAGATTGAGAAAGAAGCATTGCCACTGTTGTTATTGTACGTGTGATATGGTGGACTCTGACCAAATGATGAGTGTCCTGGGTGCCTATTGGGAACAACAGAACCATCACCTTTCACATAACGGTGATAACCTGCCCATCCAAAATTTGCCATGATAGATCTATCATCATTATATGAACCTGCAGTCCAGTGCAAGATGATTTTTTTATTCTTCTTATTCTTACTAGTCTTATCGTCACCTATACCTGCAATTGATGGTGAGGCAGTTTCTCCTTTTGCTTTCAAGAATGCCTGAACCATGCCTGTGTTCGCAGCATTTCCATCTGCATCTGTGGTGTGTCTTAGACGACCACCAATTCCATTTATACCACCTTCATAAAACTGAAGTCCCGAACCAGTGTTGACTGCATGGAATTTTTGACCTTTGTCATCCTCAAAGAAAAACTTTTCATTCTCTTTAATTCCATAGTTTTTGTTTGGATCAAGTATGGGTGCACCTGTTGATCTTTTCACAGACTCTTCATCACCTAAACCTAGCAGGTTTGTGAGTCCAGGTGTAATACTTCTAGCAAGATCTGTAGCAGCACTTGGCAAATTGCTCAACCAACCTTTTAGTATCTCACCTAGAGCATCTTTGATTGGTTGTACAGTTGCTTGGAAGAATTTATTAAGGTGTTCCTTGACCTGATTCTTTGCCGAGATGACAGGTGCCAGCATAGGAGTCTCACTTAGAGAGACAACACCTGCACCAAATGCTCTCTTTGCTGCAAACAACTGAGGACCAAACTCATTCCTTAGAATCTCACCACCAGGCATAATGTTGAGAAGTTCAGTAAGTGCTCCAACCAAGAAGTTTCCAGACTTCGTTCTAGGATCGTAAGCATCAAATCCAGGACCTCTACCAGTTTCAGCACCTGGCAGTTTAGAACCAAACTCTTTGACTGTATTCATGATTGGTTCTAGTCCAAGAGACTTGACTAGCTTGTCCTCAGCATCTGTGATACCAGGAACCATACCACGAATAAAATTGTAAATATCTAGACCCATGGAAACCATAGGTCCCCATTGACCACCAGGAACCAATCCAATCAGATCGAATGCACCAGAGGTAAACTCCAATAGTGCTCCGATCGGGTCACCATTTTTCAGTGCCTCATATCCAAAGTATAGGTTTGCAATACCACCAACAATAGGAATTGCTTTCGATCCGATCTTCTTCATCAGACCTTCACTACCTTTGCCACCTAGTTCTTTCAGAATCTTGGCACCTTTAGGTCCAAGAACATTCATTAGTTTCTTTTCAATAGAACCTTTCAGTCCCCTCAGTTTACTTAGTAAAGGTTTTACATATTCAATAGCAGGTTGCACAAGTTTTCTCAAGGCAGCATCTTTAATGCCATTCAAACCTTGACCAACCTTGACTAGTCCAGACTGAAAACCATTACCAAGTTTCTTAAGACCAGCACCAGCATCACCAATACTTTTTCGTGCACCTTCTGCAACACGACCACCAAAGTTCTTTGCTCTTTGAAATTGTCTCTCAAAAAAGTTTGGACCTGAGGGTTTTGGTTTGGGTTTGGGTTTACCACCAGGAACATCTCCACCACTAGTCTCTTTAGGTGGTTTGATTCCAGCAATACCACTAATGATATCCCAAATAAACTTCAATGATCCAATAGGATTCAATAGGAATGCAACTGATCCGATGGCAGGTAGACCTTTCAACAGGTCACCAAAACCTGTCATCAGTTCACCGACTTCACCACTCTTGACACCATTGATGATCTTACCAATACCACCTGCAGCAGATCCAATACCATCTAATGCCCAGGTGGTCCATCCAACAACAAACTTTGCAAGAGGTTTTAACACCCACTTGTAGAAATTTCCAAATGCATCAGCAAATCTTCTTGCATTGTTTGGATCGGACAACCACTTGAAAGCTGCCCCCATAACAAATGTTTTGAATAGTGCCCCACCGATTGCACGGAAGAATCCAAAGACACCATTCAGAATACCTAGTCCACCACCATCATCAACAGGTTTCTTATCTAAATTCTTTGCTGCTGCCTGAGAAGGTGTTGTTGGTCTTCGTCTCTGTAGATTGGGTGCTGCTAATTGTGGTCTTCTCTTCTGTCCGTTTAATCTTTTTAGTGCAGTTCTTCTTCTCTCAATATCATTAAAGAGAGACTTCTGAATCTTGTGATCTACATTGCGTCTTCTCGTCAAAGAATTTGCAATGCTACTTAGAATTGTATTGTTGGTGGAGATCTGTTTGCCCACACCATTTAATGCCTTGACTGTAGGCGATGATGCTCCACCAACCTCTCTATATTGTTGAGGTTTTTGTGCTAATTTGTTCTGTGGTTTAGCAAGTGTCGCCATTTAACCTTCGTATGGTGCTGATGGTTGGTTTTGTTTCTGCATCTCACGTTCCTGCTCAAGATGTTGAGTCAGCATGATCACATACAAATCCCTTTCCCAGGGCATCAAACTATCTATCTCAGTTAGACTCCACTTGTGATGTTGCACTAGGGCAAAATTAGTTCGGTAATAATTTTCCAAACTAGAGTACAACATACTCACCCGAAAAAAGACGCAAGTCCCTCAAGAACAACTTCACTCTTCACTTTAGTCTCTGGATTAGTGACTTCAGTTTTCCATTGCAACTTAGGCATGGTTTCAAAGAATGATTGCAGTTTCATAAACTGATCGTTAGTCAGACTCTCCAAGAATTCAGTGACTTCTTTCTTGGTACAGTCTTTAGTTTCCCACACTTCTTCACCTTGGAAGATTTGTGAGATACAACCTGCAGCAATAGAGAAGACAGCGTCAACAGAATCTGATTGAGTAGTTCCTTCACCAGAGATGTTCTCTTTCACAAAGGTATCAAGACTAGGATAAGTCATGACAACACCAGTGTCATCATCAAGCATGATCTTGGGATCATGACCCTCAGGTTTTTCACATACAACTTCCTCTAGAGGAACTTTGATCTTAATTTCTGTCACACCGTCGTCAGGTGCAGTGATAATAACATCTGCTTCTTCACCTGCTGACTTAGCACGAATGCGAAGGAACAGATATTCGATGTCAAACGTGGGAAGATTATCAATCTTACGTTTGATCGATGTGCAGTTACGGATGATAGACTTGACAGCATTCATCATGTCTTTTTCACTGTTCGATTCCATAGCCATCAGAAGAATCTTCTCTTCCTTAACCAGGAACGGACGGTATTTTACTTTTTCACCTGTAGAAGGCAACTCACATTCGTACTCAGGTACGACAAGCTTTGGCAAAGGCATGGTTTAAAACTCAGTTTCAGTTTAGTTATTTAGTCGTCAAAGAAGGATGTCTTTCCAAGAACTTCAGCAGCAAGATTGAATGCACCACCTTGCCTGAATCTGTATCGTTCTACCTTGAAAGAAATTCTAGTTTGAAGTAGTTGTGTTCTAGCAGAACTTAATTGGTATGGACTGATATTATATGGCAAAGCATTTTCAATGTCCCATCTACCAGTAATAGAAGTTGCGGTTGGTTTCTCTTTTCTACCGTTCTTCTCTAACTTATAGATGATCATTCTAGGTGATACAATGTCGTTGTAATAGTTGACAACGTTACCAGTATCATCATGAATAGCAGCATACCATGCCTCAAAAAATCTGTTGAAGTCTAGATCTTTTGGAGACATCAGATTAAGAGTCACCTCACCATAAACAGTTCCTGTGGCATAGTTAATTCCAACACCATGGTCTCTGTGCTGTGCTGTGGTGACCTGTTTGGTGGGAGTAGATACAGAATCGCAATAGAAGTTTAGAATCTCACCTAGATTCTGACCATCAATAGTAAAAGTTTCTCCTGCTAAGACATTGGGAACTTGTAACTGTACAGCATACCTATTACTGGTTGCAAAACCAGCATTAGATAATTTTGTAAGCATTGAACTGACATCGAGTGTCATTGATTACCCCCAGACTTTTTTAGCAGGAATTCTTCTACTCCCGTTAGGTGCTAGTGGTGATTCGTCTACAAAATACTCTAATGGTAGTTGCACTGAATCCCACTCTTCCTCAGGGATCTTATATACAGGAGATTTGATCTCAGTATTTCTATATCTATGTATAGTAGAACGTGGAAAGAATAATTCTGCCCGAGTATCAGATGCTTTGATCTGGTTTACCGTACCAAGTCTAGAACCAGGAGCAAGGTAATGTAGATTTGCACCCAACCATCCAGTTCCATCTACAGCAATACAATATACCATAGGGTATCTATCGTACCACTCCATTCTTTCAGGTTGCTTAGCAGTGTAATGAAAGTAATAGATACCACCCACCTGTGGTCTGGACTGTTGGAATCCTTGGATACGTTTAGTCCACTGCTTCCTATACCAAGTCTCACTCTTACCAGACCCCTTGGTTAATGATTGTATGTCTGTAAAGATGCTCATACTTTTAACTCTTTCTCTGTGATGACTTTGAATTCCCAAAGTCTGTTCTCACAAAAGTCAACTGCTGCTTTCCATTTTGCTTGGTTGACTGCATATGTTTTCACTTCAGATATATATTTCTTCGTCTGTCTCTTTGGTTTCTTTGGTGCCTGACACTGTGCTAAAGGTTTAACCTCAACAACATATCTTTTCACCTGACCAGTAGTAGTTCTCAACTTTACATAGAAATCTGGAAAATATCTATGAGGTCTACCGTCAACAGGTGATATATAGGGTATGAAGAACTCCTCACTACCCCACTCAAGGATGTTGGGATTGGTATCGCACCAGACCATAAACTTTCTTTCCCACAAACTCCTATAAATAATTTTTGTAGGGTCACCTTTATATTTTTGGAAGTTCGACGGTGTGAATCTACCTTTGTACGCCATAACTAACGTTTAGAAGTATTTATCCATGGCAAAAGGACAACCTCTGGTATATCCAAGACAAGTTAAAGGTGATGGTCCTAAAGACTACCTGAAAATCACTGTTGCTACTGAAGGTGGGCAGGGTATCTATCAGTTCTTTTCTGGTGGTAAAGGAAGATCTACAGGTGGTTCAGCAAAAGCACCTGTAACCAAAGCACAAGCATCTATCTTTCTGGCAATGCCTAGGCAGTTGTCAGTTCAGTATGGCATGTCCTATCAAGGTGTTGACTTAGGTTCTCTTGGGTCTGGATTAGTTTCAATGGCAGCAGGATTGTCATCAGGTGACACAGCCGAAAACATCGCTCAGACAATTTCAGCAAAAGCAAATGATGCTATGCCTGAGTTGGCATTGAATGCCGCAGCAACAGGTGTCAACAGTCTCATTCAAATGGCAGGTTTTTCTGGTGGTGTTGATGCAAACTCTTTAAGTGCTTTGATGCAAGGTAAAATCCTCAACCCATTCAGAGAGATTACATTCAGAGGTGCTCAATATAGAAACCATAACTTCACTGTGAAGATGGTAGCACGTAGCAAAACTGAAGCACAAGAAATTAAGAATATTGTAAATACTTTAAGATACTACATGCACCCCGATCTAAATGGTGGTGGTCAATCAGGTGGTAGTATCTTTGATGGTGGTGGTAACAATAGATGGTTAGGTATTCCTTCTTACTTTGACCTTGCTTTTGTAAGAATGAACGAACCCAATGGTAATAGAAGTCGTGTCAAACTAAACTCTGCATCAGAAATTAAAGACATCTACCGTCCTGGTGCTTGTGTTCTCAAAAGTTTTAATGTGAACTTCTCACCTGATGGTCAATATGTATCAACTCCTGACGGTTATGTGATGGCAGTTCAAATTCAAATGGGATTCCAAGAAACCGTCATGCTTCATCGTGCAGCACTGAAAGAACTAAACGAATTCTGATGGCAAACTATTTCTCCTATCTACCAAACATTGAAATCTCAGAGAGGACTGCTAGAAGTTCTTTCTTGGATCAGAATGTGATCAAGAATCTCTATAGAAGAGTTTCGGTTAGAGATGACCTAGCAAAATATATCTTTGCTTACGATGACTACGTGGTCAACGATGGTGAGAGACCTGACTCAGTGTCAACTAAATTCTACGGCACACCTGAGTACGATTGGATCATCATTCTATGTAACAGATATACCAATCTCTATGAAGAGTGGCCTATGGATACTCCTAGTCTTGAAGATTATCTTGACAGGAAGTATGGAAGCAAACTATATGATGTGGTTCAGTATGAAACTGATGAGATTACTGACACCAAAGGTAACGTTCTAATCAAAAAAGGAACCGTTGTCAATTCAAATTTCTTGTTCACTACCTATGAAGGTATTGTACATGGAGTCAATAAGATCCAACCACTGACAAACTATGATCTTGAACAAAGAAAGAATGAATTGAAGAGAGGTATTAAAGTTCTCAAGAATCAGTTCATTCAGAAGTTCATTGATGAGTTTGAAGAGTTGATTAAGTATCCAGATTCAGTTGATGCTGATGGACCTTACCTCAAGAGAACTCAGGTAAAATAAAAAACCTAAAGAGCAAAAAAATACCCCGAAATTTTTTCGGGGTATTTTGGTATTCGTAGGTCGTTTTTGGTTTACCACCTGTAGTTGTCGTTGTAACTACCACATGCTCTCCAAACAATTTCTGTTTCCCATGTGGTGTATCCCTCATGATAGTAATCACCTGGGATGTACCGTTCCCGTCTCACCTTATACCTACACCGTCTTGGTCTAGGGGGAGCATGGTGATAATGATGCACCTCACGTTCGTAATGATGGTGGTGCTTATCATTGAATGGTTCCCAGAACTCTCCCCAGGTGATTGCTTGAGCTGGTGCTGCTGACACCCCAACCAGCACTGCACAGGCAGCAAGCAGTTTCTTTTTGAGAGACTGCCTGCGTTTCTTTGCTTGACGCATTGCCTGTGGTTTCAGATGACGTTTCTGTTCCTTTTTGGAATGATGTTGCCAGTTGGGGGTAGTCATTTTAGAAGTCCTCTTCTGCCAGTTTCTTAAAGTAGTCTAGACTATCGTCGTCTGCTTCGGCAGACTTGTGGTCAGTTACTTGACTGGTCCAGGAGGGTGCTTCAGACACCACCTCTTCCTCTTCATCAGCAACCTCGTCATCAAGACGAGCAGTGACACGAGGTTGGACCTTACCAAGGACAAGATTCAGACGTGCTTCCAGTTCTTCATAGGTCTTGAACTTAGAAGGATCGGTGAAGTCAGTCAGAGAATACTGCTGCTTATAGATCTTCTCCAGTTCACCATCAGAGAAGTCACCGAGAACAGAGGGAGACTCGAACTCAGACTTATCATAGTTCCAGAAACCATCCTTCTTCACGATCTTGAGTTTGAAGTTGGCACCCTGCCAGAAGTTGAACACATCAACAGGACGTTCGTCTTCAAACTGAGGCTTTGCTGCCTCAACGATCTTGTCAAAGATCTTCTTGCCGTACTTGAACAGGAACACCTTGCCCTCATTCTCAGGGTGTAGAGGGTCTTTGACCACATAGATGTTGCTGTAGTAAGACAGTTTACGTTTCTGTACACGTGCCGTTTGCTTATCAGATTCCAGACCACTGTTCCAGAGGTCACGATTGATAGCACCAACAGGATCATCCTTGCCGATGGTGGTCAGGGAGTTCTCAATGTACCACTGTCCCGTAGGACCTTTGAAAGCATGACTCCAGACCTTAGCAAAAGGCAGATCCTCCCCTTCAGAGGGGGGCAAGAAACGAATCACAGCATAACCATTACCAGACTTATCAAGATCTGCCTTCCAAAGACGATCATCAGTGTAACTTTGTCCCTGAGGATTAGAGATCTTCTCGATCTCAGTCTTCAGGTTGTCGAAGTAGGAAGACTTCTTGAGTGCTGCGAAAGACATAATTGGATTCCTCGTATTTATTGGATTAACGTATTGAGTGGATTAACTCGTCCACATGATTCATAATAACACTCTATTTAGGTGGTGTCAACCTCTTTTTGAGACGTTGAATCATGGTGTCGGCATGTTGACTGAAGGTGCCTTCAAACCCGAACCTCTGACCGATGCTATCGATCTTGTGTCGGACCTCCTGCAACTCTACATCTTCATAACTTTCTAGAGTCAATCTAGTGTAGAAGATCTTCTGACGTTCAATCAATTCAATAACTTTTTCGATTCTCTCATTCTGTTTCTCTGGCGTGAGTATATTCATCACGGCAGGATTAAGAAGACGCACCATGTCTTCATGAAGAGTGAATATGTTTGCTAGTTCTGCTCGAACTGCTGGTGCATTAAAAAATTCTGCGGACATTTCTCTACTGTATTTGGACAGACCCAGTTACACAGGGAGAATACCTCTACTAGTTCTTTTGACATAGTTCAGATACTGTGCATCCCTCTTGATCTTTTCTTTCAGTGGTTTTGATAGGAGTTTGGGCACACTTTCTATCTCAACCTCATTTTGTTCACAGTAAACTACCACAGCATCAATATAATTGATGAGACCATTAGATTCCTTGACCATCTTTTCAATTTCCATAGCAAATTTACTGGGAGTCAGGAACTTTTTCTGAAGTTCTTCATTTAATTCCATGTTGCTCCTCAATAAATTCTTGCATATATTCTTTTAGCAGTGCTAGTTGTTGATCAATATCTTTTTTGATGAACACTTGAGTGCCACCAGATTCGTTTGCAATGATCACAACCAGTTGCTTGACCTCACGTTCAGTGAGTTCATAGTACATTGTAGCATATGCACAGCATTGCACAAAGTAGTTTTCAATCCAATCAATTTTCTTAGGTTTGTTAGATGTCTTGAAGTCAATCACAGAAAGATTGCCATCGTATTCAGCAATGCAATCAACACGCCCAGCAAGACCAAGGAAGTCAGAATAAAGAGCGGTTTCCATGCAATGAATATTATCAATGCGATCAAGATTACTTTTAGAGCATCTGAACAGCATATTCGGAATGATTTTCTCTTCCCATTCCTTAGGATTGTAAGTATTACGCAGGTACGATTCAACAATTTCATGGTAAACAGATCCTCTAGCAGTAGCACGACCAGACTCACGGGTGGCAGCAGCCTCCCCTACACGTTGTCTCCACTCTAAGATTGCTTGCTTAGATCTGATACCAGTAACTGTAGTGACTGAGGGATAGTATTTACCATCCCTCACATAAAAACGCATACCATTGCGTTCAGTTGACTTCAAAGGTGGGATATTGAAATCCTCTTCATGATATAACCAATTAAACATTACAATCCTAGATTCAGTTTACTGATAAGATAACTGCGGACCAGACCAGAACGAACAATGTCGTTAATGTCAAACTCTACAGTTTCAAACTCTTCCATAGTAGCACAGATTCTCATGAAGTCAAGGACACCAGTCCTTTCATTTGACTTCACCAAATCTGACTGTGTGTAGTCACCACAGAACATGATACGAGTATCATTACCAACACGAGTAATCATTGAATCGAGTTCATGGAAATTAAGATTACTAAACTCGTCAATGATAAGGATGGCATTGTCAAATGTGGTGCCACGAATGAATGATGTAGACCAGAACGAGATAGACTCTTGAGATCTCAGGTTATCGTAGAGAAACTCAAAAGCATTATCGTCTGGCATTTCAAACATATACTTCACCATATTCTTATATGGAATCTGGTAAAGATATGATTTGTCCTCATGATCTCCAGGTAGGAAACCAATCTCACGGGTGGGAACCAGTGAACGGACAATGTAAATCTTTTCGTATGGTGTCTCGGGGTTCAGAACTTCTCTGAGTGCGAGATACAGAGCAACAAAAGTCTTACCTGTACCAGCACAACCATGCAGGATAACATTCTTACCTTCTTCCCAGGCACTGAAAACTTTCTTTTGGTTTTCAGTGATGGGTTCAATAGCAGCAAGTTGTTCTGTGCTGATTGGTTTGCGTCGAGACTTTTTCACCGAGGGTTGATCATCTAGAACACCTTCTAGTTTGAATGTGTTCTGCAAATTCTTACGACGTGGCATATCAGGTAAATCTACTAAGGTTTGCGCCAGGGTGTGCTCTCTGGACTTTGGACATCACTTCCTTGAATCCTTCCGAGGCAACAGGTTGACCGTAGGTGGCAACGACACTTTGATTACCAAAGTATCTTTCAAGTTCAGGATGTTCTTCTTTATATTTATCGAGATCGTGGATAGACATCACTACATTTTCTATGATCTCTCCAGTCTCTTTGTTTCTAAAGTCGTAGGTAGGCATTTGTTTAGGGGTGAATTAGAATACAAGGTTGTGTATCAGAACAATAGTCTTCGGCACACTTACAGTCTTCAGTGCACCACTCAAGAGCACGAGAGATAGTAGGAAACTCACAGATGAAAATCTTTTTAATTGCCTTGGCAATGTCCATGTGTTCCTTCTGAGTGCCATTCTTCTCACGCAATTGGATATAGTGGACCCAATTGCGAAGATTGCCCGTCATGTACATACGAGTTGGTACACATAGGGGAAGCACATTGCGAGCACACTCCTTTGCAATGCCAGCATCAAGCATATCCTGATACAGTTTCATTGCTTCACCAAAATGATGTTGCATTAGAATCTGATACTTCTGAACAGTATAAGGATCTACATCATCAATAGAGTTCTGTCGATTCTTATCATCTTGACGACGAAGGTCAGGCAGAGGAATAGAATCAAACCCAAGGAGGGTAGAGTCAGCATACCGTTGTGAAAATTCTTGAAATGTGAAGGACCTATGACGCAAAATTTGAGCTGCGATTGCCCTAGTAGTATTGATCTCAACAGTCATGGTTGCTTGCTCGAACACAGACCAGTGTCCATGCTTGATACAATATGCCAGCAGACCCTCCACCTTAGGGTTCTCCTGATTATTAGGATTGCTCACACGTGCAATGTAACCGATTGTCTTCTCTGCATCAGGAGTGACAGAGATCTTACATACTTTCATTTCTTAAAAATCATATAGGACATAGCAAGAAGTCCAAAGGACTTGAGATAACCAATGGTTGTCAACCCAAAGATACTAGGCATCAACCAATTCCATAATAGCATAAATGCCAGAGGAATAGTAGCAAGTGCTAAAGCAACACCAATAAGTTCTGCTACTGTTTTTGGTTTGGCATCTTCCTCATCTTTCTTCTTACGAGGATCAAAAATAACGGTACTCATTTCTTCTTACCTTTCGATTGTTCTTTAGGATTATTCCACAGCTTTGGATTAACTCTACCCTCAGTCTGTTTGAATGTAATAAAATCATGTCGATAGTGGTCCCAGTACCAATCAAAGATTTCAGTCTTCTTTCCTGAGATCACAATGTCATACTTAGTCTGACCATCCAGAACATACTCAACTAGATATGCTGTATAAGGTAACGACCTGTCGTTAGCAAGTTCTGGATCGCAGTCTTGTTCATAAATCTTCATTCAGTCGGTCCTCTATTACCCCACTCAATCTGTGGGAATGCTTCTTTTACTGTAGCAAGTGTGATACGGAATTTCTCTTGAAGTTTACCATCTTTCACAAGGCATAGAACCTCTGCTTCAGATTTGTGTAGACCTTCAAGCAAGGCAATAAACATAGACTCACGTCTCAGTTGAGGCACTTGGTCTGCACCACCTTTAATGTAGTAATACAGTTTAGTGTACTCCTTGGCAAGCAGAGAGTGCTCAGTGCCCTTGGGTGAGTCATTGGGAGTGTAGGGAACTTCACCTTCAGGAAGAAGGGTGATGATTGACTCATCAAAGTTCCAGATCAAAATACTACGAAGTGCAGGGCTGTTGTGCTGAACTAGAAGGGAAATCTTTTCCTTCTTAGTTTTTGCATTACTGACCTTCTGAAGCACTTCAGAAATCAGAAGGTTGTTGTTTGTCCATCCAGACATAATTAAAAGTCTCCTACGTGGTTAATCAATTCAAGAAGTTGGTTCGATACGAAGTAAGGATAAATTCCCGACCTAGGTTTGCAAATGTAATTGTCGTATTCTTCGACAATTAAAGACTCGATCTCCTTAGGTATATATCTAAAATCGATAAGGGTCTTATTTCGATCATAGTATTGCATCTGTTCTGATGTACAGAAGTCTTCAGGTGCTTTGTCTAACCACAGAGAGAAGTTCTTCTTACTGATAGGTTTCTGCCTTGTGCCTCTCACAAAAGTATCATCAGGAGAAAGGCAGTTAGGAATGCCATCAGACTTATCACCCTTGATGATGTGCTCCAGGATGTACAGATGAGGATCTGGACACTCTACAAAGGACTTCTTCACAGGATTGTACTGCTTTACAAAGGGGTACTTCTGCAACTGAACAAAGTCTTTGTCACCAGACAGAATCAAGATAGGTACAGGTGGTTGCATGTCCTTCTGAAGTCTGATGTTTCTCATGCCCTGATCAATAGTCAGAACTGCAATGATATCATCTGCTTCAGATCCATCGACACACATAACCTTGTAAGGGAGGTTCTCACGAAACTCATCTCTCAGTTTGTTGAGCACCTCAAAGATCTGATTCCAATTATGGTTAGATTTGGCACGGTCTTTCTTGCGACCTGCCTTGTATTGTGGAAAGAACTTCCTCCTCCAGTAATTTTTACTGTCATAGCAAAGGACTAGTTCTCCGAACTTGTCTCCAAACTTCCTACGATACATTCGTAGAGAGGTCAGAACCATGTGCCGAACTAGTCCTTCTTCAAGTTCTCCATTGCGTACATTGATTTGCATCATCAGGTTGGAGATCATCACCTGATTCATATCAACGAGAATCATAGTTTCTCAGTCATCGTCGTCCTCTAGTATATCATCATCTCTGTCGATTCGCAAGTAAAGTAGGTCACCGACATTAGCAGGTTCTCCATCCTCATCATACATTTCAGGGTGAATTACTTCCTTAGCATAATCTGCCTTTTCATACCAGGCATCAAACACTTTAGAAGCAAACCACCCTGCAAGAAATCCAACGATGAAGGATCCTACTATAAGAAACGACGAGAACAATAGAACAGCAGTATAGTCCATATGGTTCTCCTCAATAATTATTAGTATTTAGTTACTCAAAGTAGATTGTTTTCTCTGAGATACTGTACAGTTTCCGTACATCCACCAAGGTTATTACCATTGTATTGAACCTGTGGGAACGTTGAACCTACACCAAACTTTTGATAGAACTGTTCACGACTGAAGTCCCGATCAAGTTTGTAGACTACATGCTTCAGTTTCTTTAGTTGAAGCACCTGCTCAATCTTAGAGCAGTAGGGACAACCATCCCTAGAATAAACAATAAAACTAATCATTTCTTTTCAACCTCTTGACGAATACGACCGAAGGAACGAATCCTCCTGCGTTCACCAGGAGGACGAGTGGGAACTGCTGGGGGTTCCATGTCCCTGTGACCACGTTTGCGATTACGTTTGGACTGTTCAGGCATAGATCCTCCTTGGTTACCTTAGTATTTTAGCATAAAAAAGGAGGGGTCGCAACCCCTCCTTAACTCTAGTTAGGATTCAGAAGATCAGAAGGTGAACTTCAGACCTGCCTTGGTCCCGTAAGAACGGTCAACACCAGCAACGCCCGAACCAACGAACGAAACTTCACCGTAAGCAGACAGTTGCTCGGTCAGACCAGCAGAGATACCTGCCTTACCCGAAGGAACGGTGTCAGAAGCACCACCGTCAGGAGCCACGATGGTAGCACCACCCTGAACGTACCAAGCAGCAGACTCACCCAGAGCACCTTCGTAGCCCACGTGGGTGTCGATGTTGGTGCCAGAGTAGTTGCTACCAGAGAAACCAGAGTTGGCTTCAACGTTCACGTAGGGACCTGCAAGGGCAGCACCTGCGAAAAGGGGAGCAGCAGCCAGTGCTGCGAATGCGGATTTGATCATTTTAATACCTCGTAATTTTTACTTGTGGAATGGTTACCCACAGATGAAAGGGACTTCGACTCGTCCCGTTAGTGTAAGTTTACTACAATTCTGATCCGAGTAGTTGAGGGATCTCTGACTGTTGTAAAACTTTACATGTTATTTATACACTTTATTGTTTAAAAGTGTAACGGAGAGGGTGGGATTTGAACCCACGGAGGTGTTACCCTCGTCGGTTTTCAAGACCGATGCCATAAACCACTCGACCACCTCTCCAATAGAATCAATTATATCAGGAAGGATCTTCGGTGTCAACCCCCCAGGTAGGGGGGTGGTACTTTAGGAACTCAAAGAACGTCATCCTCATTTCCTTCTCGGTCATCCCGCAGTTCTTCGCTGCTGTTGGAAGGTTCCATTTCGCCGTAAAGAGATTCATATTGGATTCTGAGACCTTCTGGGGTGTAGTCTTTACTACGGTCGATTCTTCCAATTTCACCGAATACGGATTTCTTACGTTTCTGATACTGTCTGATTTTTTTGTATGCGACATTCTTATCTTCGTTGCTATGGACAATGTTCTTAAGATCTTGAAGTTCTCTCTTCATCTCGTTCATACGAAAGTCTGCACGAGCATGACGACGGATTGCTTCTGCCTCATCGGCTTCTACACTGTCCCAATCAGTTGGTTTTACCATACTTTTTAATATACTCTCGTAGTTCAGGTGTCTCTTCCCACTCCCACAATTGATTGTGTTGGGGATCTTTCTTTTGAATAAGGTGCTGCTTCTTCATAGTACGGACAATCATTTGATTTTCTCCTGTAGTTCAGCCCAGTCTTTGTCAAAGAGTTCTAAACCTTTGTCAGTGAGAATGTGCTGATACATCTTATTATACACTGAGAATGGCATTGTGACAACATCTGCACCGTATTTAAATGAATCAATAACATGCTTCACACTACGGATAGATGCAGACAGGACTTGAGTGTCAGTCTGTCCATCAAAAATACCAGCAATCTCTCTGATCAATGTGATACCGTCAAAGGATTGGTCATCGACTCTACCTACGAAAGGGGAAACATAGGTAGCACCTGCTTTTGCAGCAAGAATTGCTTGTGCAGGTGAGAAGACAAGAGTAACATTAACAGTTCTTTTTAGATCTGTCAAGTACCTACATGCTTTCAGTCCTTCAAAAGACATAGGTACTTTAATGGTGATGTTCTCAGCATAATCAATGTAAGGTTGTGCCTGAGCAAGCATCTCTTCGTGATGACCACCGACAACCTCTGCAGAGATCGATGCAGACTCAGGGAACAGGTCAGAGATCTTCTTAATAACTTCTAGTGGATCTTTGCCTTGCTTAAGCATGAGAGATGGGTTAGTAGTGACCCCATCAATAAATCCCAAATGTGCCACCTCTTCGATTTCGTAGAAGTCTGAAGAGTCTAAAAAGATTTTCATGTTGAATGTTTTCAGTCTGATTATATAGTAGCAAAAAAGGAGAGGTGTTCAACCTCTCCTGTTTAAAATTGGTTCTACTGTGAGCAATTGCTCAAAATAGTCCTTCAAGTGAATACGATAACAAGACCAGTACCTGCACCCTCTATAAGTTAGAAGGTAGCAGGCAGGTGGTCTGTTATCTTTATCCATGTCATCATTATGATAGACATAGTTCATGATATCACTTGTTATAAGTGTGACCTCTATAGCAGAATGTTCCATGAGTTTCGTCAACACCTTGCTTGCACTCATACTGGACACCACGATAAGCGGTGTGGGAGATTTGTGCGTCGTGCAGTGCTGCTTGCTTCTGGATCTGCTTCTTGATTAGAGTAAGTGTGTTCATCAGTTTGCTCCTGAATTTGGGGTTATTAGACCCGTTCCTTCAGTCGGCTTTTGCGTCCTTGTTATCAAAGCAATGAGGATCTGTATGATTCATCCAGTGTACGAGAATATCAAACTTCTCTGCTGGTGTGAATAATTTAGTTTCCTCAAGACCCTGCTTCAACCAGTGATAGTCTTCACACCTAAGGAGATCCTCAGGAGGAACATGACTAAAGAAAATCAAAGCTAATGATAACATAGGATGAACGCTCCGTTCCGAGTCGGCTTACTTGCGTCCCATTCGTTATTCGCAAATAGCAAATGGGATGAACGTAATGGTAATTATACCATGATTATTTATGATTTGTCAACTGTATAAATCAATACCGTTCAGGAATATTTTTCAAATCTTCAAGTTCAAAAGCACGATGACCCATCATAAGAGATTTGAGTCCGACTGCTTTATCCATTTCTTTTTTGTGGTAATTGATTACATCATCGACGCAAGATAGCATCTCTTCGTATGCTTGACGTGCATCAACTTTATCATCTTGAAGGTATTCATCGATGGAATCTTGAAGACGATTCCTACGTTGGATTTGATATTGGTTTTCCCAATCAACATTAAGTTCGGGTCGTCCTTCAATTACGTGTTCATGTCCTGTCATGAGTCTTCTTAAGAATAAGGTGGTCTGAGGCATAGGTCCATTCTAACACATCTCCTTCGTGCCAGCCTAGACATTCCATAACATCGTCAGGGAATTCTAAAAACAATTCACCGTCATCACTCTCTTGAACTTGTAGTGTGTATTTCATGGCATAAAAAAGAGGGTCCGAAGACCCTCAGTATATCA